CTCGGGCTTGGCGCATCCTCCGAAGATTGTGAAGCACTTGACCCGCTCGGCTATCGCGGCCAGCATCGTCCATGTCGGCCCGGTGAGAACCATATCCGCGAGCTTGATGAGCCCGAGAATCGTCGTCAGCGGAAGCTCTCCATGATGGAACGCGGCGTCAATCCCCTTGAGTTCGCCGTCTATCCATTCGGCCCCTGGTTCCAGGTCCGCGAAGCTCAAGTAGAAGTATTCGTCTCTGTAGCGGTCGATCAGCAGTTGGAGATTCGCCGCCTTCGGGTTCCGCGATGCGTTCAACCATTCCTTGCGGATGGTCGATGGCCGGACAAGGCATAGACGCTTGCCCTTCATGTCGAACTTGTCCAGAACAGCCGCCGCCGCCCCTAGCCATTCCGGCTTGACGGGGAAGCTGAAATCGAACTGACCCAGCGTCACCCCGGAGCGTTGGCGCAACCATTCGACATGGCTTGTCCCTGCCCCGAGGTTCCATTGATACCGCCAGCCGAGCGATGCGACCCCGGCTGGCCGTTCCGTGAAGGTAGACTTCGGAAGGCTTGCCAGGTACTTCGCCTGTGTCCTGAGCCTCACGCTCCCGGGATGGATGAACCTGATATTGGGGATGTCCCAATAAAAGTCCGGGCAGGTCGTCTGCACGCAAAGCGTGTCATACCGTTTCGCCAACGCCCCCAGAATAGGCCGTTGATACAGCCCGTCCCCGAAGCCAAGAGCCCCGTTGAAAAAGGCGTTGCGCTTGCTGGTCTCGGCGTCGCACAACTGCCCGAACTGGAAGCACTTCACCTTGCTATCCGGGTTGAGGTTTATGACCTTGACGCCTGTCGGCGCGATGAGTTTTGACAGATCGTCGAAGTCCTTGATGAAGCTTTCTAGGACTCGGTCTGATGTCTCAGGTCCATATCCGTCATGGAAATGGGACTCACCGTTAACCTTATTGCAATCGTAACCCATTAAATAAATTGGGTTTGCCCCGAGGCAATACGCCAGGCCTATCGCTCCTGCCCCCGAGTTCGCGCCATGATACAGTCCATCGCGAAGCGACTTAGATAGGCCCGTCCTGCCAAGAGACGGGAGGGAGATGACATCATCCCCCGTCGGGTAATGACTCATGTTCAGGTAGACCTTCCGGCCCGGGAACGCCTGCCATGCCGCCTCACCCTGGACCCGCTTGTAGTAGCGGTTGTCAATGAAGAAATGGATGTCTGCAAAAGGCAGATGTTCGTATGCGCGGTTGATGACGATGATTCGCCCACGCCCGCGCAGGCGCTCGAAGTCGAACCCCTTGAGCGACGGCCCGCCGCCGATGATGAAACAGGGTTCATCCGTCCATTCGCCGTCCTGTATCCCGAGATTGAGAGCTTGCGCCTCTGCCTCATGGCGTCGCCTGATCTTAGTCATCCGTCCCTGGCGCAAGTCTCTGGTTGTAATCATTCCCAATTAGCTGTCTCCATGTGGTAAAAAGGCGAGGGAGGAGCGCCCGGCCCCTCCCCCGTCTGCTGTTTCGTGGGACTCAGCCTCCCGTGGCTTACGCGAACGCGATGCGAGCGATCTGATCCGTGTCGCCCACAGCGCCGCCGTACCGCATCCATCCGGCGGCCGCTTCCGTGTAGGACAGCATGTCGAAGCTGGCGAACGTGGTGAGGTCCATCCGGTATCCGGCGACGAGTTTGTGCTTGGGCAGGATGACCCAGCCGTAGTCGGAGCTGGAGAGCATGGTGGTGGTGAGGGGAACGAAGCGGTAATTGGCGAGTCCGCCGCTGCCGCTGAAAGCCTGCTGTTGAAGGTTGAGGGCCATCCGGACCCGGCCCCGCTTGGATTCGGGATGGAGGATGATGAACTGCGCGTTCTGCGAGGTGACGCCATAGCCCTTGCCGGCCACGGCTTCGATGATCTGGAGGGCGGCCGCGTTGAACGTCTGGATGTCCCGGTTGGCCGTGTAGGTGTCGTTGGTGTTGGCGAGGGTGGAAGGAACGGGGTTCTGCCAGGCGACGGCCCCGGTAGCGCCGACGGCCTCGATGAGCTGATAGAACACCTGAGCCCGCTTGGAGTAGGCTTTGTTCCGGAACTCGATGGCGTTGTCCTCGATGGTCCAGTATTCCTGGTCATCGAAAAGCTGTTTGTGCCAGCCGAGCGCCCCGCCGTAGAAGTCGAAGTACACGTGAGCCTTCGACCCCCACATTTTGTCGACGAGGAGCTTGTCGCCGATCGGTACCTTTTTGAAGGTCAGGCCGGATTCAACATCCGTGATATCGAAGCCGTTCCGGTTGGATCCCGAGAAATCCCGCACGTTGAAGATGCTTTCGTAGCCGTTGTCGTATTCGGTCGTGAGGTGGTACTTATCCAGCACCTGGAGGACCGACGTGGGGAAATCCTGGGGGGTTCCGAACTCCTGGATCTTGGCGAGAACCGCCTTCGCCTCCGCGTTCCTGTTGGGTTCCGCGAGGAACCGGCCGAGGTTCTGGGAGAGGATTTTCAGGTGGTCCGGGCTTTTGAAGTCGAACTTGTTCCAGTCTTTGATGAGTATGCCCATGTTATCCTCCTTAGCTCACCGTCACGTGGGCGCCGTCGAGGTCGATCAGCACGTATTCGTCGTCCACGGCGGCGTCTTCCACGGCGATCCCGCACATGTAGTTCGACCCGGAATCGTTGTTCATCTCCGCGTCGGCGTGATCGAAGTAGATCTTGTCGCCGGCGGTGAACTCCCCGGCCCCGGTCGTCACGCTCTTGGGAGCGTAGACCTTTTCGGCGTGATAGCAGAACGCGACATCCTCGCCGGCGTCGGCGTCCTGCATGTAAAATCCGACGGTGTCCTCGATGAGATCCCATTGACCAGCCGTGACGCCCCCGGAGGGAGCCGTCACGGGAAAGGACCGCCAGTCCCCATTCGGGGCGCAAGTCCTGAGTTTCATGCCCGTTTCGGTCATGTTGTTTTCTCCTTTACTTGGTTGGTTCGTCCTTCAGCGCATCCGGAGTGAGTTCGTCAACGAGCGTCTTGTCCGTAGCCTTCCCGGCCGCAATCCCGGCCGCGCCTTGACCATCGGTTTTGATCCCGAAGATGTCGGCAAAGCCCTTGAGTTCGTCGAGCTGGGAATCCAGGAAGCGATCCGTATCGCTGGACAGCGTATCCTCGCTCTTGGGCTCGAACCTGGAGGCGTTCTTCAGCACGAAAGCCGATTGCTTATCGTCGAGCTTGCGCCGTTCGATAGCCGACTTGATGGAGTCGGCGGCCTTCGTCTTGAGAAGCTTGCTGTCCTTTTCGGAGAGCTTGCCCTCCAGGTCGTTGATTTTGGCGAGAAGGTCTTTCTTCTCGGCCTCAAGCTTCTCTTCCATCCGACGCCCGAAGCCTTCCTCATTCCGCCTGCGGTCTCGAATGACTCCCTGGACGGTGGGGTCATCGGCGATCTCATCCGAACTGTAGAGGTCGGACGGTTTCAGCTTCGCGTCTCTGATGGCCTGTTTCAGTTCTTCCTTGGTCATCGATTTGTCTCCTTTGGTGGGTTTCTCGCGGTCTGCGGAGTCGGCGAACTCTTGCAACTGTGCAACGAGCGTCGCTCCAGCAAACCCCGGCTTGTTGGTCTGGCTATTCCCGAGGACAATAGCCGTGATATCGTCGACATCAACGTTCACCGCCCGCGCGGTTGGGTTGATGTTCTCGGGCAGATGAATATCTGCCTCCATCGAGGCAATATCGAGAGGGATGTCCCGATAGTCGGGATAGATGTACATGACGGCGATGGACGAGAGCTTCCCCGCAACATCGGAGAGCGCCTTGCCGACGACTTCCCCGATGGGCTTCCGACCCTCGTGGTCATTCGTCATCTCGTGAAGGTGGAAAACCTTCGTGCCAAGGGCAAGGTGTTCATTGATGTTGGTGACGGCGGAACGCGCCCATTTTTTGATGACCTTGCCGATACCAACGACTTTGCCCTCGGATTCTCCCTCGTGCCCGATGACATAGGCGCGGAACTCGGCTTTCGTATCCTGGGCCTTGATCCGCTTGTAGGTAGAGGCGGAGATATGATCGAGGATTTCGCTCGATGCCATTTCCTGAATCTGGTTCCCTGCGATGCGGATCTTCATGCGGCTATCCTTTTTTTTCGATGGTTAGAGAAAATGGGGGGATCATGTACCCGTCAGGAACAGGGTCGAACTGTTCTGATTCCACGATAATATTCAGCGTCATCGGCCCTCCTGATATCGGCTCATGGCTAGGTACGGCAGAGAACCAGGCAACCTGAACATCATTCGGTAGATTTGTCTGGAGGGTTGCCCCGCCTTTTAGAAGGGCTACAAGATCGTTCATGGCGATCCTGTTGATGGAAACATACTTCAGCCGTCTCCCCTGCATGGTCGTCAGTCTCCCTTCTTCCCCCTGCCCTTCTTCGCCTCAGCCTCGACCTTCGGCTCATCATGCGTGGTGATGACCTTCGATAGATCGCTTCTGCGCGTGACGGCCTCGGGCGGCCCTTCCGTCAGTTGGTCCGTCGTCCTGGTCCCGAGCTTCTTCGGCTCGCCATTTGCCGGATCGATATGGTCGTTGGTCGTTATCATGGGGTTTATCTCCTATAGCCTTCTTCGGGCCATGTGATCTTTGATTGGCGCGAGCTTGTCCTCTTCTGTTCCGCCATCGCCCTGCCCGAACTTCAAGTCAGCGTTCTCGGTCTTGAGGTCTTCCAGCATGGAGGCGTCGGCTTCTTCCTTCGCCTGGACTTCCTCCTCGACGTTGATGCCGGGAATCTGTTCCAAAAGCGTTGTGTGCTGAATGGCGCCATCACGGTAAAGCGGCATCCAGGTCGAAGTGATCCTGTCCCATTGCTCTTTCGTGACCTGGGGAAGCTCGACGCGAACGAGGTCCGGGTTGAGCGGCGTTTTTTTCTCGATGGCGTTCCTCATCCGCATCGCCTTTGCCAGAAGCTCCTGGTAGGCTCCGCGCCAGACCTCGCGTTCCTTTGCCGTACTCATGGCGATGAGTTCCAATAGGCCCGAGCTGTCGGCCCCGTATTTCGTAGTGAGTTCTGGAGCGCCGAGGAAGTGGATCGGAACGCCCGTCGCCCCCGAGATGAGTTTCATTAACGTTATGATCTCGGCCTCAAGGGCGGCCTGGCCCTCCGATGACGGCTGGGCGTAGCTGAACTTGGCCGTCGCCGCGAACGCCTTCCCGATCTTCCAGTTGAGGTCGGTAATGACCGCGTTGACCTTCTTCGCCTCCTCGGGGGTAGCGCACTCGAAATAGGGCGTAGGGGCGGCGTAGAGGTAGTTGATCTGCCTCCAGTCCCGTAGCGCCTTATCAAGGTTCTCGATGGCCGTGAGACACTTGGCAACCCGGGGCATCGTCTCGTTCGGAATATCGAGGCGCCCCGCGAACCGCTTGTAGACGCACTCGGCGGGGAGCAACTTCACCTCGGGCTTATCGGCCGGCTTATAGGTGACGCTCTCTACCTGGAGGTAGTCGTTGGGGTTCGTGTTGACCTTGTATTTGTTCGACGTGTAGCTTACCCAGCGGATCCCGATATCGACCTCTTTGGGCTTGCCGTCCGTAGGCGGAGGGGCATTAGGGTCCGGATCGATGCGAAAGAGCTTGATGAGCGTCTTGCCCTCAATCTCAGCCTCTCGCGCCAAGTCCTGAGGAAGCTCATGGTCAAGCTCGTTGATGTCAAAGAAGTGTTCGGCGAAGGCTAACTCAGCGTCGCCCGTCGTATCCTCCGGCTGCGGCTTCGGCATGGCACCGGGCTTGATAGGGCCTGCAGGCTTGGCGTCCTTCTTGGGCTTCTGATCGACCTTCTTGACCTTGATGCCCTGGCCCGCGATATAGGCGGCCCGGATGTCCACGATGTTTCCGACCTGGAGTCCACCCCAGTCAGCTTTGCCCTGATACTTCGTCGAGACTTCCAGGACGGCGGAATCGTATTCCTTGTATCGATTCCCGGTGTAGGTTGTCTCCTTTTCCTGGACGGCAAGGATGTTGTCGACCAACAGCTCTTGCGCCTGAACCTTCTGGACGAGTTGAGCGTTCTCGCCCTCTAGTTCCTGGATCTTGGCCTTGGACCGTCCGAAGTGAATTTCCATGTGTTACCGTCCGTTAATAGACAGATTTTTCAGAGATGAAGAAGCCGCCCTGCGCCCTCCGGCAATGGGTGAAGATGCCGTATCGGATGGCGTCGAGGGCATGGTCGTTGAACTTGACCGGATCCGGGAGAACGTTCCCGTTCTTATCCTTCTTGCGCGAATAGGTGCTGGCTTCGCGGATGATGTTCGATGAGCCGTTTACGATGTGGATCTTCTTGGACTTGAGGTAGTCAATTCCGGCAACGACGCTATCCGGCCCCTTGTCACACGGCTTGATGTTGAAGCCCATCTCATAGAGCTCTTGGATCGACTTCGGTTCAGCCGCATCGAAATAGACCGGATCGTTGTCCTTGATCCCGCCCTCCCGCATCAAGTCCCCGAGGCGTCGATTGATAAGCCCGGTCTGATAGACAACTTCCTCAACCCAGAACTCATCGGCCTTGCGGTGGATCCTGATACAGGCCGCCGGGTCTACGCTGAATCCGAAGTCGCCGCCATAGAAAACCTCATCGATCCTGACCAGCGTCCCGTCCGACATGACCCCAGGGGCTTCGACGACATCCCAGTTGTAAATCTGCCCTGTCGGGACAGCCCACAGCCCCTTGAGATAGATGTCCCGGAGCGTCGGATCGTCGATGGCCTCAAGCCGGCGGCGGTAATCGTCCCGCATCTCCTGGATCGGGTTGTCGTCTACCGTCGAATTGTGGACAGTCGCATCGGGGTCGATCCGGTCAAAAAACCGCTTCTTTAGCCACGGGGCCAAAGCTTCCTCGGGGTTAAACGAGAGGATGATCTGCTTGTAGTGCGGCCCGGGCTCGCGGAAGGCCAGGTCGATTTGAACGAAGTCCGTTTCCGTAAACTCCGTCGTTTCCTCAACCCAGACGCCCGTCAGCCCCTTGATCGACTTGATCTTCTCGGGCTCGTCTAGGCCGTCGAATAGGAGTTCATTCCCGCCCCATGAAAAAGTGTGATCCGTGCGGTTGTAATCGAAGTCAATGCGGTTCTCGATGAGTAGCCGTCGCATGACTTCAAGGACGGATACCTTGGCCGTCTTGCGGACCTTGCGGAGAATCAGGAACCTATGTCCGCCCTCTGTCTGGCATCGGTAGAATATCTTCCGGGCGGCGAACTCGGACTTGCCCGATCCGCGCCCCCCACAGAGGACTAGATATCGCTTCTTGTCATAGAGAAGCGGCTCGAAACTGTTCGAGACAATGATTTTGCACGTGCGCTCATTTGTGGCCGTTTCCATTCCCGTTTCCGTTCCCGTTGCCAGGATCCCCCTTGACGTGGATAACCTCGATCAGGAATCGCCCGGCCTTTCCTGCGGCATCGGGCACGTTGCCTAGCTGGAGGTTCGAGGGGAGCATCTTGGTGATCCATTGGTAGAAAAGGGCGCGATTATGCTCGGACTTGAGGATCCATCCGATCAGCCCTTCGGTTCCCCCGATGCGGCTGTCGTTATAGGCATCAAGAAACGCCTGGCCGAGCGTCGTAAACTTAGACCTCGCCCCCTTCGGTTTCCCTTTTGGGTTTCCGCTTTGTCCCTTTTTGTAGAGTTGATCTCTCATTCTGTTTTTCTTCTGTATTTGCAGAGATGGCGACGATGCCTACCGATACTTCCGCATCTGCCCGATGTAGCTTGTTCAGCCCGTTAAGCAGTTCGTCCGTCGGCAGGAATCGAAATCGGATCTCGCCTTCCTTATCCCCCGAGACGAGGGACTTGACGCTGATCGACTTGATGAGCGCATCGAACGCAACTTGATCCGTCATGTTCTCCTTGGGGGATTGAACTGGTAAGGATTACTTGATAGTTCAGGCCCGTCGCCCGATCTCTATCTCGTTGACCCTGAGCGTCGGATAGTCCCGGCAGGCGTTGTAGATGACATCCGCCACTTCATCGGGGTCCATCATGTCGTCGTAGCCCGGGCGGTCCATCATCATGTCCGTCTGCATCGCGCCAGGGTAGATATCGAGGACGCCTACGCCGTATTGACGTGCGGCATATCGGAGCGATCCCATGTAGCCGCGTAGCCCCCACTTGGACGCGCAGTAGGCGGCTTCCTTGTCGTTGAACGTCTTTCCTGCCAGCGAGTTGATGTTGACGATGAGACCGGAACGGCGCTTCTGCATCATGGGATAGATACCCTGAGTCAGGAATATCGGAGCGCCCATATTGACGGCGATGATGTCAACGACTGAGCCGTCATATATCCCGGCGTTATTGATGAGGATGTCGATACGGTGATTCCTTGCGGCATCCCAAAGACGCTGGATCGTATCGGCCTCTCGGATATCCCCGAGGACCGTTTCGGCAATGACGCCCCTGTCCTCGCGTAGAACCTTCTCGAACACCTCAAGCCGCGATTCGTTCCGCCCATGAAGGATGATCGTGTTCCCGGGCTGGGCGAACTTCCAGGCCAGGGAGCGCCCGAGTCCGTTCGATGAGCCTGTTATGAGGACTTTCAATAGAGTTCTTTTTTCTCGCTCACCATGACCGGCCCTGCGGCCCGACTGGCCTGATAGTAGGCTTCTAGCACTTCCGTCCCTGTCTGAGGCTCATAGACGGGGAAGTGGACGAACCCCCGGACAGCCGAGGCCAAGTTCCCGGTATGCGTATAACCCGCGTAGAACGGCTTGACGCTTCCGGCGACGGCCTTGATGATGACAGGCATGCGGAACTCGCCGTCCGATATCGTCTCAATGACGTCGAGGGTGTTCACCATCGCGTCGAAAGCGTTGAGCATGAACTCATGGCGCTCGAAGAAAACGACCGGACGGAACCCTTCAAGGCTCATGCCCATAGCCAGCCCGAGCATAAGGTTCTCGGCCAGGGGTGTCTCCATGCGCTGATCCTCGGGGATAGCCTTGAGTGATCCGTAGGCCGCGCCGTACCGAACGTTGTAGCCGATGAAGATATCGCCGTCCTGGGCCAGGGCTTCCATCGACTGTTTGACGGCATCCATGTACTTGATATCGCTTCCCGCTGGCCGAAGGTCCGAACTCTGCCTTACTGGAGGCGCGACGACCTGGGCCTCCCTCTTGAACTTTAGCCAGCCGGGAGTGCCTGTCCCGCCGTGGGGATAGGTGGCCTTGTAGTGATAGCGGCGAACGCAGGAACAGGGCCAGGGGAAGTTTCGAGAGAACTCTCCCCTGCGCTCACCCTTCGATGCGCTGACGTTCCGATCATTGTCCTCGATGATGAACACGCAGGGTAGATTCATGCCGTCCACATACCTCACGGCCTCATAGCAATGACCCTCATCCTCTGCGCCGTCTCCAATGAAGCACCAGACGCGCTTATCGCTCCCCTTGCGCTTCAAGGCCCATGCGACGCCGGCGGCGATGGCAGGGGTGGCGGCGACGATGGACGAACTGAAGAAGTTCCGCGCCCGGTCAAATACGTACATCGACTTCCCGGCCTCAATCTTCGCCTCAAGCTCATCCGGCGGGATGCCATGAAGGAGCGCATGATAGGCGTTTCGATGCGTTGAAAAAACGTAGTCACCAGGCTTGATGTCCTTGAATATCTCGATGAGCTGGTCCTCGTTCCCGCCTGCGAAATGCACGAGATAGGGATATTCGCCGTCATCGTACTTGGCGGCGATCCGGCTCTCGAATGCGATCAGTTCTTCCCGCGTCATTTATCCTCCGCATCAGGTAGTGGGCAAAATTCGGGGATGCTGAAAAGGTGCGTTGATATCTCCCGGGGTGGTTCCGTCCGGGTGCAGAAATAGCGATATTCGTTCGTGAAGATGCTCCGGTTTGTCGGGCATTCCGCGCACTTGTCGATGACAGTTTCGAGCTTCTTCTTCATGGCATTTCGAGTATCACCCGCCCGGCAACGCC